TGAACATTATGAAAAGAATGTTTGGCCGCATAATAAAAAAATTAAACGCTGGTTCATCTTCGGAATACTATTAATCGTTTTAGCCACTATAATAAGTTTGTGTGTTATTTTTTTATAAGAGTTTATTTATAAAGCCCTTAATATACGGGCAATTACGGTCGCAATCAGACTTGTGTTTACACATCTGGTCATTGTCTTTTGAGAGGTTTGGACAACTTTTCCAGTGCGCCTCAATAGCTTTTCGACGCTCATAGGTAACACCTTCGTTAAAGCCATTGGCAGCGCATTCCAGCAAAGCTGATCGGGGCCAAGTTTTTATCAAATCTTCCTTAATACGATCAACTACTTTATTTGAAGCCAGAAGCCTCGCTTGACCAATTGTTTCTATGATTCGTTATTTTTTAAAATTGAATTTTCTGTTGTAGAACTTCGTCTGCATAAAACTGATCGAAACTCTTGTCGCTTATCCACCAATTGAAGCCAAATTCCGCATCGGTAAAATTGTGATTGATATATCCGGCATCAATGAGTTTTTGAATTGTTTGTACCCATTTCCTACGAACATGAGGAAACCGCTTTATATCTTTCAGCTTTTGTTTTCGGTTTGCCATCGGGCAAAGAATACAACCTATTCGCTTATATCCTTCATCGTACAAAGAACAGTGTTCTATTCCATTTCCATTCAGAAAGCCCCACACATCTCTGTCTGTCCAATGGATAATCGGAGAAACAAGAATCTTGTCCTTACCTTTAACACAAGTAACCATCTTTTCTTTATGCTCAGAAAATTGGTCGAAGTTCCCGCTGAATTTACGGCCGCTAATCTCAATTTCTTCACGTTTGGAACGCTGCACACTTTCAGTTTTACGAATGCCGATCAAGGTAACTTTCCCTGCACCGGACATTTCTTTAAATTCAGCGCAACACCAGCGAAACGTCCTTGTTGGAATAAAGTGCTTCTTTAGAGCCATATCATAAACCGACATCGTTGGCTTTATCAGCTCTACATCCGGATAGTTCTGTTTCACAAACCGAATGACTTCCGGAGGGTCAACAGATGTAAGATTCATGTGAGCCTTAAACTTTACACCAGCCATCTTTGCGATGTGATAAAGTGCTTGACTATCTTTTCCACCGGAAAAGGCCAAATAAAAGCCATTCTCCGGATCATAATCAAGCGCCATCTTCTCGCACTTACGCAGCAGTGCAATGGAGTAGTTTATTTTGTCCTGTAACATTGTCTGTTTATTTGTTATGAATCAGATAAATATTTTATCAAACTCTCTTTGTCTTTAAAAAGTCTTTTATCCCATTTGGGATAATTATTTCTGGGTACACTAAGTCCATCTGACAGCTTATAAACCATAAGAAAACTATCATCAGTATAGGATATTTCGATGATTATTTTGCTTATAGTTGTATGGATAATGTCATCCCCACTCAGATAGCATACGCTATCTCCTACGTTAAATTCAGTATCTATATTCATATTTTTTAGTCATCGTCTTTTCTATGCTTATAAGCATAATAAATAGCACAGCACATATTTATAAGAGCATTGATAAGCAATAGATTTTGTACCCAAATATCAAAACTAGCTATGTGGCTAATCAGGTAGGCTATGAATGATAGCCAAAAGACAATTTCTTCATATTGATAACTTTTCATATTTACTTCTTTTTAATTATTGATGTTTTTTTAATATTTACCCCTTATATTTCCGTTCAAAATCATACTTCCTAAACTCATGGTACGCTTGTTCCAATGTTTTAGAAGTCCTATCGCCTTCCGGTATATCCCAGCTTTTGGAATTATTGATACTATCATCCATGGCCATAGCCCCCCTTTCTTTCTCATACCGGCCAAGCCATTCTAAGATAACAGCCCCGTCTATCCGATCATAAACCTTTCCATACAATCCCTTTTTCGCCCGATTAAAACA